GCCTCACGAAAGGGTAGAGCTCCACAAAATTGAGAACCCCCGTTGAGATATACCGCAGATGAAACTGCCTGTATTCCTCATACGGCAGTTCCTTCTTTTGCAGAAGCTTCATCAGCGATTTCCCATACGACTCGGGACGGGGCTTCACACGGCGATGGATCCATGAACAGAAGACCACTTCAAAGTCATCCAACCTCGACACAACGAGATCAGTGACCTTGAAACCAAGGCTGGAGTAACCGCCCACTATACGCGGGTAGGTTGCCCCAGCCGTGGCCTCGAAACAATCATCCCCATTGCTATTAGAGGGGAGTACCCTCACAAACTCACGGGGATGGTGTACGAGAGTGGGCAATAACGCTCGAATGACAGAGTTCTTATGCGCGGTGGTCCGAGAACCACTGAGCATAATGGCAATGCGCAAGGAGAACATGGTGCCGTTGGAGCTGATGAGAAGCGGGTGCATCAAGACCCAGTTACGGGCCTTGAGCAACTGCAACCACCACCCCTCACAACCACCTGCTCTCCGTCGCATGGCCAAATGCCAGGCCTGGTACATCTTGTGGCAAGCCACATTGACGCTCCATTCCCAGCCACTCACATCACTGTGCGCCATTGCGGATCCGCGCTCCTCTTCGTTCTCTTGTTGGATCTCGAACCTCCGAAGGAGGAGTTGCAAATTGCGAGGTGTTGCAAGATCGATTCCGACAGTCGACGGCTGAGGCCAGTGAGTCTGAGACTCATAGGCATCGGCCACGGCGTCAATCTCGACCTGCATCTGCTCGTAATTCACAATGACGTCGACCCACGAGTCGATCAAGGATACGGAAGCCACATTACGAGTCTCCTTGGAGTCGTTCTGTGGCTCATCCTTGTTGAAAGTCCTCACGCCATCAGCGAACTCGTTCTCGACTAGCCACACGGCTTCGGACGGGTCAACGACATCGGAGTTAACCGTGTCAATGTCCCTGTCCAGAGCCATTAGCTTGCGAATACGTTTCTCCAGCATGAGCTTCGCCTCGTCAGGCGATGCTTTCACGTCTTTGTTCAACTTCTTCGTGTACATCAGCGGCAGGCCAGGTGAGGCATCGTTCTTGGCAAGGGCTAGCAGCAACGTCCAGGCATCCTCCCGGATGACATAGTCGCTGCCTGCCTCAAACCAGAACTCAAACCTCTCACTGCGAGCGCAAGGGTACAAGGACGCATATGACTGCATCAGTTGACTTTGCCCATCGAGTGCTCCCGCTGCACGGAAGGCTGCGACAATCGGAC